CGTATGTGTTCTGAGTCGCATGCTGTATGCGATTTCTGTAGTCTGACAGCGTTATCTCGACTGCTTCTCCATAGCTGCCGCTGTAACTGACGCGGACTTTCACCATGCCCCTTTCCTCGTCAAGCTTAAGGCTTACGAGTCTCCTGAAGTATGCGAATGCCGAGTCCGCTTCTTGCGCCTCATTGAGTAAGACGTTTGTTTTTCCTCTGAACATCATGCTGTAGCCTCCTTAGTTTTAGGTTGAGTGATACCACCAAGATCCATCAGTACATCCTCCATGTCTACCCACAGGTCAATGATCGTCTCAGCTGCCCAGTCAGGATCATTGGCAACCTTGTCGCAGATAGCCTCGGATGTGTAGTGCTTGTTCTTCTCATCTCCAAGCAACTCATAGATGAAGTGAGATGCTTTCATTGGGTGCTGCTGTGACCAGCGAAGTACGCCGTCGTAGTCCTCGAGCATCAGGCTGTTATAGCTTGAGCGAATCAAACGCTTCAGCTGAGCCGATGTCAGCCTGCCCATCTCGGCAGCAACCTTTGCCTTCTTCTTTGGCTTAGCCTTTACCTTGGGCTTGATGTTCCCCTTGTAGTCCAGTGACAGCTGCTGCTGCTCCCGCTCGATGGCATCCCACTGGCGCCATGTCGGGCTGGTTGCGAACTTGCTGTGGTCGTACTTGGGGTAGGACACAGGAGCTGGCGGCGTACCGTAACCAAACTTCCAAGGTGTCCAAGCGTATGTGTTTGAGTACCACATCCCTTCGTGATCAATGCCGCTATCACGATTGATGATGAAGCATTCGCCCTGCTGATTCATCAGAGCGAACTTGTTGCTGCGTCCGATGTGATTGCCGATCAGCTTGAGGAACGCTTCTTGGTAAAGCAACTCAGGGTGAGCGGTCAGCAATGGCTTCAGGTAGTCATTGATGTAATGCCATGTGTCGGACATCTTGGTATCAGCTGCATTGCCGGTGGACAGGATGCCGTTGTGTGCCATCCAGATACCCGGCGTCACCTCATATGGGTGGCAGTTCTCCAAGTCGATGTCGCCGTGCGTCTGCATGCGGAAGTGGATCACAGCCTCGTGGCATGCGACCTCTTTGTAGTACAGGTCCTCGATCTGCTGCAATGTACCTACCATCTTTACTATCTTTACTTCGTTACCACGATTCACGATTGCGCCGAAACCGTCTCGGTTCTTGCTGTAGAAGTCTTGCAGTTGTTCCGAGCTGAAGAAACCATCCTTTGGCTGATGAATGAGAATACACATTTGAGATCTTCCTTTCGTTAGTAGATTGAGATTGGTATTGCTTATGCTGCTTGGCGTTCGTTGTCATGATCGGCATCCAATGCAAGGTAGCTGCGCAGGAACTTGGTATCGCTGCGGTTCTCGCGCTGCATGACGAACTTCTTAAACCCTATGGATGTGAAGTCTTGGATCGCAGTCACGCCCGGGGTACAGAAGGCGAGCACTGCATTGCAGAACTCCAACGCTGCCATGATTGACTCATAGCGTAGGGACCCACGGAAGATACGGAACTCAATGGTCTTAGGGTTCTGTACATTGAGCGCTTCGTATCGCTCGCCCGTGTTCTTGTTGTGCGGTGTGAACTTAGCCATCTCATGCTTGATCCGGCAGTAGCCACCGCTATACCGACGAGCAATCGAACGGATGAGCGCCTCGTTACGGACGTCATTCAAGAACGACTGAACCCGGTAGATCTGAGACTGGGTTACGTACTCCCTACCCACGTGGACATGGAAGCCGCAGCGTCCACCCTCATGTGAGCGCATACCCTTCTTGACCTCGTTGTTGGTCAGGAACAGAGCGAACTTCTCGCGGTGTACGTCAAGGCCAGCAGGCTGAGTGATTAGCTCGAAGCCCTCACCAATAGACCCGTCACGCTCGAAGTAGCAATACTCACCTACTTGTCCGCCCGGGTTGAGCAGCTCATGCACCCGCCCAGCTGCGACAGTTGGTTGCCCAGTCCGAACCTCGACCTCCAGCTCGCAACCGAAAGCGCGGCGGTTAGACTTGAACCAAGGCGACTCAATAACATTGAAGCCTTTGTTGCGTGAGCTGTGATAGTTGTCGATCAGTCCCTGATAAGGACTCCAGCTGGTATCGTGGTAGATCTGACGCCGCGCATCATAGACAACGTTGGATCTGCGGCGGTCATGTATCTGAGTCGTTTGCCCATGCACAAAGACAGGAACTGCGAACTCAGTGAGGACCAAATATCCATGTGCATCTTCGACTCGAGCGCCATCGTTCATTAACGTTTGTGCGCAGGCACTGCAGCATGTCTCTTGGCGAGCGTACTCGGTGGCATTGCCCTGCAGAACTCTTCTGCGTTCGCCTCTTTCGAGGTGACCACATTCCTCTCGTTGAATGCTGTGCTTCTGTGCTACGCCGAGCATCCATTCCTCTTGGCCTTGCTCTGCAAACTTAGGCAGGTACTCTTCAATCAGTGGAACTACATTGACTCCGCTATCTGTGAGGCGGTCACGCTTGATGTAATCCATCAAGAAAGTGATACGCAAGCAGGACTGCGGATGGGTACGCTTATACTTCTGAAGCCTGTCTCTGATATCGTCAGGCACGGAGCCGAAAGCAATGACGTCTGATACAACGATGGCGTCGATCAGTACAGCCCACTTGTTATCGCCTACTCTGTGGCCGCTTGCCCGAGAGATAGACTTGAGCATTCGCTTGAGCAACATATCAAGGAATGTTTCGCGCTGGAATCCCGTCGCCAACAACCGCTGACGGGCATAGGTGTATAGCTGGATCATGTGAATCTCCTTAAGGTTGAAATATAGAAGAGGCAACCGTCCCCTTCACTGAAAGTGAGGGGCGGGTGCCGGTGGTTGTGAGCGTTTGTCTTTTGGAAAGGGAAGGATGGTGTGCGTCCCAACAGAGAGCTTTGAAAACATCCCGTTAAGCTTGCGGATATGTTCGTCAGACAATCCAATTCTTGCGCGCATCTCTCGTATCTGAGCTAATGCATCGGATACACCTACCTCTTGCCATCTCCAGTGAGAGCCGTCGCTTGTCATGATGCTGCTGAGTCTGCCGTTCCAAGTGACTACCTCCCATCCGAACTCAAGAGTCATGAATCGGGCAACCTCTGCCGTCACTTCTCCCTGACCTGTGAGTAATGCATCCTTCCAGTTCATCTTTCCTCCTTTGCAATACGTTCGTAAGCGTTATCAATGTGAGCGCACAACTTCTCAGCCCAGTCCATCATCTCTTTCTCTTTCTCATCGGAGAACCCGTAGCCTTCGATGATGCAGTCGGCAGCGAATGACATCGTGCCGAGCAGCTGGTCACGCATGCTCTCTGCTTGGGATGGATGCAGGTACTGCGCATAGGTCGCAGTCATCCGAGTCAGATGCATGCCCATTAGGAGAACCGTCACCGTCTTGGCGTAGCTGTCTCCGTTGATATTGCTGATCGACTGAATGCTCTCGTCAATCTTTGATCGTGCCTCCTTGAGTAGTCTGTGCTCATGCATATGGATCTCCCATCTGTTCGTAGTCTTGTGCCATCAGTCGATAGCATTCTTGTAACTCCTCATCGGTCAGATCAGTTGATGACCAGCCGACGGGAACCCTTGGCGCCACACAATCACGAGTCTCGTTCAGTTCCTGAGGAGACCAGATCATTTGATTGTTCATTACGTCTTCCTTTCTTGGTTGGTTTGAACCCATGCTTAGCAAAGGTTTTACGGATGTCGGTATCTCTTGCGTTGGTGTACTTCCAGCGCCTGTCCCATACCGAAGGGAGTACTGGCTTTGTCATCTGAACCTCCATTCCTCGAACTTGATTGGCTTGGGTGCGAAGTCAGCAATGACCGGCGGTTTCCTAGCGGCAATCTTGGTTGTGCAATCTCGGCATACCCAACGGTTGCCTGATTTGAAACGTCCTCCTACAGGATTGCGATGGCTGTAGCAGGTACCGCAGAAGCGTTCCTTATCCATTATCAAACTCCTAATATTCGGAGGGAACCATAAGCACCCAGCGCTCTCCATTCCACTGACAGAACAGAGTGATATCGGGATCGGGGAAGTCGGTGTAGTCGATCGACTTCATGAGGAACGCGTTGCCGTTGCCATCGTCCAGCGTGAATGTGCCTTGGCTATTATTGTTGACAGCGAGTCTGGCTACTGCGAAGTAATCTTTGAGGTGGTACTTACGCTCCCTCAGCTGCGCCGCAATGAGATCAAGCAGCCAGAACGCACCGCCCTCTTTGGCTACGTAGATAGCGCCATCGGTTGCGACGTCAGGGAACAGGCCGAAGCGGTGATATGCCTCGGTACCAGTGAAGTGTGAGGTATCAATCATGTGAGTCTCCTTTGCAGAATGAAGAAGAGGGCCATCCCCTTCACCGAAGGTGAGGGGTGGAACTCTGGTGGTTGAGGAAGAGTGAGGCTAGGGACGGGGGAGGATGCCGAGCAAGTCGATCCTCTGCTGCTGGGTATCAGGTGCCTGATCTTTGGAGGGCGGCGTAGCAAGATCGATGAGCTGGTTGGTCAGCCGCTGGTATTCCAAGCAGATGTCTAAAGCTTCGGCGTACAGTTGGTACTGTGTATCCGAGCTGAGGTACATGAACTGCTCACGAGTCATTGGTTTCTTCATAGGATCTCCTTTCAGTTGTCGTTTTCGCCACAGCACGGAACGATCAGATGACTGACTGCCTGCTGGGCATGAGTCTGTGGTATCTCGAGGGAAAGGCAACAGCATTACTCTTCCTTGCGATCAGCGATGGCACGGATCTTCATCCATGTATCGAAGATCACCTCTGAATCTCCTGTTGCTATTGCATCACCGATACGGTGCAGTGCTAACTTGTGCTGCTCTATCACCCAGTCTTTGACACGCAGTCGGTTCTCTAGAACCATACGATCGTTGTCGTTCATGTTGTCTCCTTGTTACGTTTCTTCAGCCCTTTGAATGAAAGAACATCTATTGCGAAGCCAAAGATCTTCTGTTCCGCTTCAGTTGCGTTGTTCCACATCTCTTCATGCATGCGTTTGTACTCCTTGAGCTTGGCTGTGTTGCTCAGCGCTAAGAACTTGCGCTCACTCATGCGGTGTGGTCGAGGCGGCAGGTTCAGTTTTGGTACGTTCATGTTGTCTCCTTATTAACATACAAAAAGCGGGAAACCTCTGGCTCCCACATCCCAAGAATCATTGGCGCCAAAGACCATAAGAGAGCCAGTAAGAATCCATAAGGTTCTTCGACCCTGAGTGCGGTAGAGAGGAAGAAGATGACGGTGAAGGTAAGGATGGAACAGGTGAGTGAGAGCATCCCAACCAACAAGAGAACCAGATTGGATCTGCGGTACATGACGATGCCTGTATCAACCCGATCGTCGTAGCAGGCACAGCCTCGTTCGTAGCAGGATTGTTCGATGATCATTTGCCCTCCCTTAGTTCGCACTTGCCCGGAGAGAGGTCACATTCAGGCCAAGCTGTACACCCGAGGTGTGGATCTTGGAGCCGATAGCTTAGATTGTTGATCACCATGTCTGGATCGCAAGCGCCGTCAACTTTCCAGTCGCCTGCCTTGATGGCTGCCAGCATCATCTCTAACGCCTCATGCATTAGCTGTTCGTCAGCTTTGATCCTGTCCTTGAGCGCCTCGATCTCTTCCTTCTTAGCGCAGTAGTCCAGCCATAGATGACGGAGAGTCCCGTCGAAGTACTTTGTTGGGTCGTTCATCTGATCACCCCGCAGCTAGGCAGAGAATGCTTATGGATTGGGCAGGGATACTTGATCTCTGGCAGCGGTGCCGCCCATAGCAGTAACAGGTAGATGGATGTGATTAAGACAGCAGTAAGAGCTATTGCTTTGTACATGTTGGTCTCCTAATCCGGAATGTGAGTACGGGAATATCGGAAGCTGGCAATCCTGCCGCTCCGAAGTTTTAAAAAAACTGGGAGTCCGAAGACCCCCGATTGATCAGCCGAACCATCCGCATACGATGCCGATGAGCATGAGGATGAAGCCAGCGATGATGATGTTGTCAGCTAAGTCTTTCATGGGATAACTCCAAAGAGGTTGAGGATGCCGGTGATCATGCCGATCACCATGCAGATATACATCAGTATCCAGATATTCATAGCCATTATTGAAGCGATGCTTCTCTTTTCAGGATGTAGCGGACGTTCAGCGCTGCGATTAAAGCGAAGAAAGTTGCAGCAATCGCGGTTATCCCTGCAAGAAAATCAGCGCCGATGTAGTTGAAGTAGGCAAAGCAAAGCAACTCGAGGATCGCCCCAGCGATGAACACAACAGCCAAGGATGCTTCAGAGTAGATGTAGAAGATGCGGTTTAGGTTTTGCATGTTGTTCTCCTGATAAGTAGCAGCAAGGAGGATTTACCCAGCTTGAGCTGGCGACCTCCTGCTGACCTAAGGATTTACCTAGCTTCTGCTAGCGACCTTAGGATTTTGATAACGGGTTAAAAGCGGGAAAGCCCTTGAACAAACCCTCCCGCGTATGCCTAAGACAGTAGATAGATTACTGAGCCTTAGAACAGAACATAGAACGGAGAATCATGGCGCCATCCAGTACCTTTGCATTCTTAACGCCTGCACCATCGATGAGTGCCAAAGCATCCAGAACCTTCTGAGTCATCTCCACCTCGGATGAAGTCATACGTGCCAAGACTCGACCACCCTTCGCCTTCAGCTGCTCCTTATCACGCTTGGATGCTGCTGCGTTGCGAATTACACAAGAAGCTTCCCAAGACGTAGTTGGCATTGAACCCGTAACGATTCCACGGTCCATGAGTGCCTGAATGCGACCTTGCTGAGCAGGAGAGATTGGTTTGATTTGCTGTGTCATTTGAAGCTCCTTAGGAAAAAAACAACGATTGAGATGTGAAAAGGGAAACGCCCCCTTTCGTAAGAAAGGAAGGGGCGGAGCCCGCTGTGTCCGTTCCTGAGGAGTGAATCGAAGGGGAGGAGTCAGTTAGGAAAAAACGTTATGGAACTACGGGGGAATGCGCACGGGAGTCGCAGTTCTCCAGAAGAATCAGACATAAAAGTAATAAAGGGGGTACTCACGCCTCAGATTGCCCTGATTTAAAGTCACAAATTCTGCACATTAAGGCTGAAAACCGTTGATAACGCTCAAGGTTCTACGCATTACGGATCGGGAGCGTGTATAGACATGTATGCACAACGCATATGCATAGGTACTCCTAGGGGCATGGGACCAACGAAGTGCACCACCGGGGGTTGAGGCTCCAGCTGTATCCCATATCCACACGGAAGGTTCGCATCTCATCCCATATCCACACGCACTATTCACCTCTCGTCGGTACTTATCCACAACTACCGACAATTTCGTATGTCAAAAAAACACATCGAGTTTCTGACAAATAGTTGAGAACCGTTCTCATTGAAAATTCATGCAGCATCACGAGGGTGGCCCGGGGTGGACCAAATAGACACGCACCCCGGGGGCTTCAATCGGGGTGGTTTTGTTTTTTACATTGTGCTAATGGCAAACAAGCTATGCTAATATATTAGTAAATTAGCGATAGTGTGCATATCTAGAATGGCGCGGAGTAGCGCAGCGGTAGAGCGGCGGACTCATAATCCGCAGGTCGGTGGTTCGATTCCATCCTCCGCAACCATCAAGACCGTAGAGCGACTCCTTCATTGACCGAGGGTTGTAATGCTGGCGGCACGAGGGCCGAGCATTCACTTGCTCATCTGGTATCCGAGCCAGAGGGGGTCCTCACCTATTCCAAACTGAGAAATTTTTATGCTGACCATAGAAGAGCTACAGAGGTTCTTGAACCAGAGCAGTGCATTGGCCGGTATTGAGGTTGCTTATGAGAGCGACTTAAAGCGAGCTATCGCGCCTCAGGTGGTTTTGTTGACTGGGATGGTCAACATTGGCGGAAACCCCCACCTATTCGAAACCGAGATCAATCTCACAGAGTTCAACAGCAGGGAGGATCTACTCCTCCTTGGCTCCGCAATCCTGAAAGCGTTTGATCGCGCCGGGGTACAAACATTGGGATAAGACATGGCAGCAAGAATTAAGAAGATCCGACACGACGAGAACACAAGGCTGAAGATCCAAGCGGCTCAGCTAATCAACCGTCTGACCGACCACTCCAACGGGAAGGTTGAGCTTTCCGCTACTCAGGTCAGGTCTATTGAGATCTTGCTCCGGAAAATCCTGCCCGACTTGTCCGACGTCAAGATGGAAGTCGATGCTCAGCCGATTACGTTCCAGCTTGATCTGTCTGGAAAGCGGCGAAAAGAAGAGGACGATGAATAATGGGCCACGCACCAGACTGGATGCGCAAACACTACGGCAAGGTCAGGAAGATGGCTGATGGTGGCGCTCTGCCTGACATTGAGTCAGACGATCGTAGTGAGACTAGCGTCAACCCATACTCCTTTAAGGACATGCGTGGCGTAGACAACATTGGCGCAAACGTAACGCAGAATCTGGGCGACGGGAACAAGGTCATGGTGGATGCCAGTGTGGGCGGCTATCGCGGGACAGATCAATTTGGCAACAAGTTTAGCGAGACAAACCGTTGGCACCGCTTGGGCTACTCCAAAGAGCTGGAGGGCGACCGTGAAGTTGGCGTTGGCATTTCTGGCTACGGCTATCGAGGTGAGCGTGGCGGGGAGAAGTTCTCTGGCAGTAATGATGTATCAACCGGTGATATTCGTTACAGGGACGGCGATGCGGAATATGGCATCAACTACACCCCAGAGGGGAAACAAGTCCGAGTGACTTTTAGAAAGCGGTTCTAGTGGAAGTAATCAAGTACTCGCCCCCGGGAAAGAATGCAGCCAAGTTCCATGAATCAGATTCGTTTGTACGTGGCCTCATGGGACCGGTGGGTTCTGGGAAGTCCTCGAGCTGCTGCGTTGAAATCGTGGCTAGAGCCCTTCGCCAGAGACCATCTCGTGATGGGATTCGTCGTTCTCGCTGGCTGATCATCCGAAACACATACCCAGAGCTGAAGTCCACAACGATTAAGACTTGGGAGACTTGGTTCCCCGCGAACGTGGCGCCCATCAAGTGGGACACCCCGATCACATCGACGATGAAGATCAACAACATCGGGGATGGCACCGGCCTTGAACTCGAGGTGATGTTCATGGCGCTGGACAAACCCACAGAGACCGGCAAGCTCCGATCGCTGGAACTCACAGGCGCATGGATCAACGAGGCGTCCGAGGTTCCCAAAGAGATCTTCGATATGGTCACCCAGCGGGTGGGACGATTCCCATCGAAGCTCCAAGGCGGTCCGAGCTGGTGCGGGATCATCCTAGACACCAACCCGTGCGACGACGATCACTGGTATTACAAGCTGGCCGAAGAAGAGCGTCCGCTGGAGTGGGAGTTCTTCCGTCAGCCGGGCGGCCTGATCCGGGATGCTGAGGGCGCCTATATTCCGAACCAAGATGCGGAGAACGTATTCAACCTGCCGGGTGGATACGGTTACTACCTGCAGCAGGTTCCAAGCAAGTCGGAGGATTGGATCAATGTTTTCCTTTTGGGCAACTACGGATCCACAAAAGACGGCAAGCCGGTTTACCCCGAGTACAACGACAAGGTTCACTGCCTCCACAAGAACGTCGAGGGAGAGCGCGGCTTACCAATCGTATTGGGGTGGGACTTTGGACTCACACCCGCTTGCGTCATCCTGCAAGTAACAGGACGCGGGAAAATTATCATTTTGGATGAACTGGTATCAGAGGATATGGGTATCCGCCAGTTCACTAACGACATCGTGAAGCCGGTGCTGATGAACAAGTACAGCGGCTTCCAGATTCATTCAGCGGGTGACCCCGCAGGAAACATCCGAGCCCAGACCGACGAGCGCACCTGTCTTCAGGAACTCCTAGAGGCTGGGATCTACACGGAGCCTGCGAGCACGAACGACTTCATCCCTAGGCGCGAATCCGTTGCCTTCTTTATGACGCGGATGATGGACGGTGAGCCAGCGTTCATGCTGAACCCACGATGCACGAACCTGAGGAAGGGATTCCTTGGGCGCTACAAGTTTGAGCGACTGAAGACTTCAGGCAACGCTCGCTACAAAGATAGACCTGTCAAAGACATCTACTCGCACATCCAAGACGCGCTGCAGTACGCATGCTTGAAGGTAAGGGGCGGCTTAACGCCTGCAAGGGCTAGAGCAGTTACAAAGAGATCATCTAAAGGCTGGACATGAGCTATGTGAACGAACAACCCCCGGTTGAGATTGACATCAAGGAAGACGGGAACGAAGTCAGCAATCCCGGTTTCGAGAGTAATCTCGCAGCGTATGTGCGCCAGTGTTGGGGTGAGGCGAAGACCGCCAAGACCCAGATCACTGAAAGACTGCTCAGGTGTGAGCGTCAGCGCCGGGGTGTCTACGATCCAGATCATGAAGCCGACATCAAGAAGACCGGTGGCTCTGACATATTTATGATGCTTACAGACGTCAAATGTCGCGCTGCTGAGTCATGGATCAAAGATGTGATGCTAAATCAGCAAGAGCGTGTCTTTGATCTAACCCCTGCCAAGAACCCCCAGATGCCGCCTGAGATGAAGAAGGCGATCGTGGATCTGGTTCGCACTGAAGCTGAGGACTACATCGCTGAAGGCGGTGAGCTGCACCCGGAGACTTTCCGTGCTCGCATGGAGGAAGTCCACGACTCAATCATGCAGAAGCTTCGCACTGAGGCTGAGGACTCCGCCCGTCGAATGGGCGACAAGATTGAGGACCAGCTCAACCAAGGCAAGTTCAGGGAAGAGCTGCGCAACTTCATTACCGATTTCGTAACGTTCCCAACGGCGGTCATGAAAGGTCCGAACGTCAAGCGGCGCAAAGCCCTTGCGTGGGGTCCTGACTTCCAAGCGGTTGTGACTACAGAATTCGTCCGTGAGATGGAGCGGGTTAGCCCGTATGACATTTTCCCGGCACCGGCCTCAACTGGCGTGAATGACGCCTACCTGATCCAGCGTCACCGCTTGAACCTTGTTGGTCTGGAGTCGATGAGCGGTACCCCGGGGGTCAACGAAGATGCGCTGGCTACCGTGATCGACCGCTATGGTCGCAAGGGGTATCGCAGTTGGTTGCAGGGCGACAGTGAGCGCCGTGACCTCGAGGGCAAGCCGTTCCGTTTCCCCATCAATACCAGCGAGATCGAGACGGTGGAGTTCTGGGGCGCGGTCAACGGGCAGTGGCTGCTGGAGTGGGGCATCAAGGACGACACCATCGTCTCCGACAAGACCTACGAGGTCAACGTCTGGTGGACTGGCGGCATCGTCTGGAAGTGCATCCTGAATCCGGATCCTTTGGGCGAGCGTCCGTATGAGACATCCTCATGGGAGGAAGTGCCGCACAGCTTCTGGGGCGTTGCTCTACCTGAGGTGATGCGCGATACCCAGATCATGTGTAACGCCGCAGCTCGTAGCTTGGCGAACAACATGGGTATTGCTTCCGGTCCTCAGGCCGAGGTTGCCGTCGATCGCTTGCCTGATGGCGAAGACCTGACCGACATCTACCCTTGGAAGATCTGGCAGACAACTTCCGACCGTACTGGCGGTGGTCAGCCTGCTGTCCGCTTCTTCCAGCCGAACATGAACGCCGATGTGCTGCTTAGCGTGTACACCACGTTTGCCAAGCAGGCAGATGAGGTCACCGGCATTCCGAACTACGTCTATGGTTCAAGCGCTGTGAGTGGCGCAGGCCGCACAGCTAGTGGTCTGTCGATGCTTATGGACAATGCATCGAAAGGTATCAAGCAAGCTGTTGCAAACATAGATAAAATAGTAAGTGGTATTGTGCAGAGACTATATCTGCAC